ATCAGTTCATCAAACCAAGTGTAAAGCGCCGTATCTTCGGTAGTCGGGTCGCCGTTTACTTCCAAATTAAGAAAGGTCATGAGAGCCGCGAACGCCCTCGGATTTGCGCTTGTATATGGCATGTTATTTACCTGTTTTCTTGGTTTCTACTTTTACCGGCTCGGGCTTCACTGCAGTTAGCGGCTTAGCCTTGCCGTCTTTGATAAGAGCCTCGGCAATAGCTGCGGGGAGAGATGTCTCATACCCCGCAGATACGCCTTTATACGGCTCGATTAGAATTAAATCTACGAGCATTAGTTCACCTTAATTAGGTAGTTGAAGTTTTGAGAACACCGATCGCGCTTGGAGCTGGGAAAGCAAAAGCTACGCGCTCTACAACTTCGATACCTTTTTGATGAGTACCACCCAAACCAGTAGCACCGAAGTACTCTTTGTATTCGTTCACTGTTACATCTTCGCGAACTCCCATCACTGTGAACTGATTAAAGTCGCAATAGAAAGCAGACGCTGTATTTGCGGCTGAAGTTGGGAAGAGTGAATCAGGTACGACATGCATCGGACGGCCTGTAGGTGTAAAGTAGCTATTACCTGCAAGCGCTGTCATGCCGATGGAAGTAACTTCGAGGGGTCTTACTTGATCATATACAGGACGGCTTCCGGCTGTTTCTTTCATCAAGAATCCGAAGACGCTTTGAGGAACTACGAAAACGCCATTAGCACCGACGCCAGAATTTACACCGAGGCGCAAGTTCCAAAGGTCAGTCCATGAGATTTCACCGAATGTATCCTTACCTGAGTTATTAGCACCGCCTTGGCGAACTGTTGTAGTACCTGAAAGACCAGTGATACCGGTAAAGTTTGGAGCGTTTCCATCACCGTTGAAAAACTGCTTATCTTCTGTTTCTGCAAGCGCGCGGCCTAAACCATTTACGACATAATCCAAGAATGCAGGAGTAGCATCTTGTAATTGCTCTTCAGATACGATAGCACCGGCTACGATCTTGCGAGCTGTCATTGCAGTTGCTGTAAAGAAGTTTGCGGAGTCAGTCAAAGTCAAGCCAGAACCTTCAGCAACTACCGCGCCGGTGAAAGCACCTGAAGATACCAAGTTTTCTGTCTTCCCTCTCATTGGGTAAATCTTAGCAAGTGCTCTTGCATAACCGAATTGATCAGCAAAAGACATGATCTCTTCAACCCAGAATTGAGGCACTGCAGCACCACCTTGAGCGGTCGTACCTGTATTGAAGTTTGCGCGCGTGATATACTTGTTATTTGCAGCGCGTGCAATCTCATCAGCTTGACCGTCACGGCCTTGGTGCTTAGCAAGAATGTAATCAGCAACTACGCGAGCTTGGTCACGGCGTGAATCGTGATCTGCTTTGATAGATACCAAACCTCTAGCAGGTGATGGATTGTTTACTGGGTGCAAAGTGCGAAGCTGATCAGCTACTTTGCGATCTACAACTTCTTTGAGTTGGTCTTGAGTTACGATAATGTTTTCCATTAGGTTTTATCCTTTAGATTAAATTGATTAAATCTTCTGTAGTCATTTTTTTAGGCAAGTTCAAAGTGATAGAACGGCCTGCTTCGATGGATACCGCTTGCTTAATTGTCTTGTATCCTTTGTTTATCATGTCCATACCTTCGGCGATTTGCGCTTGTGTGGAAGCTGCAATCTTTTTACCTACTCTAGTTTCAATACCTTTAAATGATGCCTCGACTTCCTCTTCAGCTACTACCTCAACTGGTGGCTCGGCTGCTTCGGGAGCTGGTGCTACTTCAGGCTCAACGGCTGGTGCTTCGCCTTTCAAAACTGCAAGCATAGGAGGCACGCCTGCGGTAATGAAAGCATTAACGGATGCTTCGGCTTCTTCAGGTGAAAAACCGAGATTAATCACTTCGGCGATGAAAGCTTCTTTAATAGCCGGAAGAAGCTCATCAGCGATCTTTGCTTCGATCTCTGGGGTTAACATTCTACTTTCCTTTTTGTATTTATTAAGTGAGTCTTTGATAAGAGTCTTCAGTGATTTCTTAAGCAGTGCTTGACGGTTCGCCGGAACGCTTACGACGCTAAATTCTACAAGCTCTGACTTTGTGTATACTGTTACTTTATTGCCGTCAATTGTTTGCTCTTCATATTCAGTCGGAATGATACCAACTGATACGGCCTTGACAAAACCTGCATTAATAAGTTTTGTAAGCTTCTTGCCCTCTTCAGTTACGCACTCAACTTGAATAGTAGCTTCTAAGTTTTCGCCGTTCATTGCAAAACCTAAGCAGCGACCGATAGGCCACTGATCCGAGTCATGCTGGGCAAGTACGATAGGGTTGTTTAGATACGCCGTATAATCGATACCTGAAGGCACTATGATAGTACCATACCGGTCAACTTCGGGAGTAGAGACTACGAAGGTGAAGAGGTCATTCTCTTTCTCTTCGTATTCTTTCTCTCCGTTCCCTTCATACTCGTAACCATTGCGGGTCTCGAGTACAAGTTCTCTTGTTATTAAATTCATATTAAATCCTGTATTTTTATTTACTCTTCAACTGGGAATAATTGGCATCTACAATTGATTGAATTACCCGCACTCAATCCGGGCCCTAGCGGTCTAGTAGCTTTCTCACCACCTACCGTAAAGTATCCATCAGCGCCTTGCATAGAGCCGTCTGCTTGTACATGTGCGGGTCTTACGAGTCCATCGCGTTGAGTTAGCCACATCATTTGAAAGCCAAGGTCTTTATAGACCGCATGCTGCATACCGCTTGTTACATTTGCGCTCGTTGTATTCGCTATTGTCTTTGCACGGCCCGCGCTTAGTTGATCGAACTTAGTCTGCAAGGCTTCTTTCATTTCATCTTTTGGAAGTCCCGCATTATTTTCGATCACTTGGCGTATCTCGGACTTCATTACATCGACGCTCTCTCTAATCTTTGCACTTGACTCATTTGCCAGGTCTTTGATTTGCTGACCTACTTCGCCGGTCAAGTCTTGATCTCCAAGCTCGAGAGCTTTTAAGAGTTCGTTTTGCACGCTTAAGCAAGCACTTTCTACCATGGTTTGGAACTTCGCGTAATCAGCATCATTGATATCAAGATCCGATAGGCTTATGATACCCTTATCGATATTTGATAAGACTTCATTCTTAAGCTGACCGATAATAGTTTGCACTACATTGTCTATCTTATTACTTGACTTCTCAGTTAGCTTGTCGAAGTTACGCCAAAACAAGTCCTTGCTCTCGGCAGTTATGAGAGGCAATTTTGCGCGGTTCTGTATTCCGTATGCCCTTTCGAGTTTTCGCGGCATCATGGGCACGGGAGGGGCATTTACTACCGATTGCAATGGAGCGTATCCACCTGCAATAAGTGGAATGTTACCGTCTTTAATCGGATCGTATCCACGATCGGCGCGCGCTTCGTTAATTGTCTTGAGTCCCCATTTTAGCTCAAACTCTTCCTTGCGCATATCAGCGTCAGGGTCAGCATATTCGTACGGCTGCGCTTCGATTAAGATATCCTCTTCCCAGCGTCTGAAGTGACGCGTAAACTCTTCAGCGATGTATAGCGCTTCGGGGTCGATTGTGTTTTGTCTAAAAATTGCCCATTGTACATCTGCGGTCGCACGGTTTTGGAAGCTACCGTCAAGCATGCCGGGAGGCACGCCAAAGACTTGAGCGATTTGAGCGCGTGTATCTTTGCTCACCGCTTCATAGCTAATGGATAGCTCCCCTTTTGGGGGTAGTTGTAATTGCATGCCACCACCAAGCAAAGCGCGGAGCTTATAGTCTGGGAGTTCTTCATTCCATGCGGCCTTAAGTTTATGCCACTCATCAGCATCGAATCTTTCAGGAAAGGTAGCTACAAGCGGGGGTACGGTATTATTCTCAAAAAGTCTAGCAAGATACGCGCTAACTTCGCGGTCAATAAAAGCATATTCAAGCGCTGCTGATACCAAGCCGACACCGAAGATATTCATACCGATTATCTCTTCAGGACGCGCGCCCGG